GAGTCATTGATAATAAATTCTTTGTATTCGAAGTTAATACTGCCCCAGGATTAGAAGGAACAACGCTTGACAAGTATTCAAAAGCCATTTATAATTACTATAGGAGTCTATAATTATGTCAGTAGAAATTGGTAATTTCGTAACCTTCTTCGGTCTTGAAGAAGAATTTAATCATGTAACATTCAAAGATATTGATTTGTTTATTGATGGTTTAGCTTGGTATAAAGTAGAAGATGTTGGTGATGATTGGTTGGATGTGCAAGCACATGATGCTTCTAGAACTATCCATGTAAATCAAGCCTTTGACGAGTATCAAGTGTTCACTAAAGAAAACCTTAAAGAACATTTAAAATCAATACTTAGTACTAGTAAACATGCTGACATTTGTAATAAAATTAGACAACTATATCGTAAACAAGAGTTTCAATTTAAAGGAGTATATGGGTGAGATGCTTAGCTTGTAACAAAGCGTTAAATGATTTCGAAGCTACACGCAAGTCGGCAACGACTGGCACATTTGTAGACTTATGTAATCATTGTTTTCATGATGTTGAGTATGACATTGAGTCTCTCGAACGAGAAGACTTAAGGGAAACTAACGATGTCGAAGACGAGATAGAACTTGATGACTTACAAGGAGACTTGCTAGATGGCTTCAAGGAATGATATTACTGGTGATAGACTTATCAATAAAAGATTATCTAAAGAGGGTGAAGATAATTGGGATAAGATATTCGGTAAGAAAATAAAAGAACAAAAGATGACTAACGATGACTTAGCTGAGTATGAACTTGACAAGTCTACGGGTGAAGTAATTAAGAAATATAAGCCGTAGAACGCAGGGCATCCCAGCGGGTGCCTGCATTCATACGGTATGTAATTACTTATTCATTACATACATTGTAACTTCAAAGCCAAAACGCATTTCTGTCGCTGCTGGTTTAGTCCACATAGTGTAGCTCCTTTTAATTATAGTATATAAATTTATACTATGATAATATTATACTATAGTTTTACAATTATGTCGTGTGTCAATCTGTTAATAACTACTAAGGATATTCATGAGTAAATTCATTGGTCATATACCTTGTCCAAGTTGTGGTAGCAAAGATAACTTGGCAGAATATGACGATCATTTGTTTTGTTTCGGATGTAAGTACTGGAAGTCTAAGAACACAATCGAAGGAATTCGCAGAAGATTGCTAACAATCGACGAAGAATGTCCCAATGATTTAAACTTAGATTTAGTACTTGACATTCCTAAAGAACCAATGCAATGGTTATTACAATACGAGATAACAAGTAAAGACTGTGAGACTTACCACATTACTTGGTGTCCATCAAGAAAAGCTTTAGTGCTTGTGTATCTACCACACTATTACCAAGCTAGAAACTTTAATGACGGCCCTAAATATTTGTCTAAAGGAAACAAGCCCTTGCTATTCTATGGTAACAGTGATACAATAGTTATAGTAGAAGATGTTTTATCTGCTATAAAAATTAGCAAGAGTAACAATAGTTACACAGGGTGTCCTCTACTAGGTTCAAGTATGCCTCTAAAACTTACAGAAACCATCCTAGAACGCTTTAAAAAGGTTTGGATATGGTTGGATAGGGATAAAGCAATTGATGCCGTTAAAATGGCTAGAAATTTAAAACAGAAGGGTATTGATGCTGATGTTATTATTACAGATAAAGATCCTAAAGAATATAGCACCCATGATATTGACTTGATTATAAAGGATAAACAATGAAACAACCTGACGCTTGGCTGTATGAAGAGTATGATTCTACTGGGGCACTACGTGCCAAATACCTTTGGTCATTTCTTCCTGTAGATTTACAACAGATTACCAGACTCAAAGACGTGCATCACTTTGTGCTCACGCCTTTGTATCTGGATGTAAATGAAAGAAAGATATACAATAAAGAAAATAAATACAACAGTAAAAAACTTACAGAAGCTTTTTGTGGACTGTAGAAAGGAGTTACATGGTAGAGAAACAAATCATTAAATTGTTTTGTGAAGACATAAATCTCTTTACAAAGTATTACAAGTATGTTAACATTAATTATATAAAGATTAATTATAATGATATATATAAATTATTTAATATAGTATCATTATACTATAGTAAATATAATACTAGTACTACTATTACTAATAATGAATTAGAGATATTCTATAATAGTAATTACTTATTACGTGATCAAGAACGTAAAGAGTTAAGTCTTCTTTTAGAAGACATCTTTAATCAGGATACTACTAACAAGGGTATCATTGTCTCATTACTAGAAGAACATCGTAGACGCTCACTAGCAGGACAAGTAGCTATGATGGCATTAGATGTAGAAGGGGGTAAGAAGTCTACTGAAGATCTTCTTAATTTATTCAATGAGTTTGAACATCAAGAGGTTGAGTCCGATGACATTACACCCGTTGATATGGATTTGGAGAATCTATATGACACACAGATTTCTACTCCTGGTTTACGTTGGCGCCTTGAGTGGCTTAATAAGTCTCTTGGATCTTTGCGTAAAGGTGACTTTGGTTTTATCTTTGCTCGCCCCGAGACAGGCAAGACTACGTTTCTTGCGAGTGAAATTACGCACATGGTGGGTCAAACTAGTGGTGATGTACTATGGTTTAATAATGAAGAACAAGGAAAGAAAGTTGGAATTAGAGTCTACCAAGCAGCCCTTGGCTTAACATTACATGACTTGTTTGAAGACAAGGCTACTAACAAAGAACGATACAACACACTAACAGGTAATCGTATTCACATTTTAGACTTTGAAGATTCAAGTAGCAAAGTAAGAATAGAAGCAGTGCTTAAACAATATAACCCAGCTCTTATTATCTTTGACCAGATAGATAAGATTCGTGGATTTAAAGGAGAAAGAAATGATCTTGAACTTAAGCAAATTTATCAGTGGGCTAGAGAGATTGCTAAAACTTACGCACCAGTCATCGCTGTGTCACAAGCAAGTGGCGAAGCAGAAGGCAAGCTATTTCTAACAATGGATCAAGTTGACGGCTCCAAAACGGCTAAACAGGGTGAAGCCGATTGGATCCTAGGGATAGGTAAAGAACAAGATAACCTTAGTCGTAGTAGATATTTTAATATCTGCAAGAATAAACTAGTAGGTGACATTGACACCTTACCTGATCTAAGACATGGTTCTAAACAAGTATTAATTAAAGCAGACATTGCAAGATATATTGATATCTAAACTAAAGGAGTATCTATTTTGAGTATTGAAACAGTTTTACTAGTTAGATCAGACTTGACTGCTGAAGACATAGGTGATATACTAGACTTTGTAGAAGAGAATGAAGACTTACTTGAAGCAGTAAATAAATTCTACCCACTTAACCAAGGAACTGGCGATTGCGCAGCTTAATCTTAGATGTTGAAACAACCATAAGCAATAAGGGCAATCCATTTGATGAAAGGAATAAACTTTGTTATGTTGGACTCTATAGTACTGATGGCACTTATCTATACGACATTGATTATAGTGGAAGCCCTAACAGAGAAAGACTTGACGCTATACAAAGAAGCATCGACAGCCACGATACTCTTGTTGGCTTTAACATCAAGTTTGACTTGCATTGGTTAAGACGCTATGGAATTAACTTTATGGATAAGCGTATTTGGGATTGTCAGTTGGCTCATTTTATACTTACGGGACAACAATATCCCTATCCAAGTCTCAATGGTGTTGCTGACTACTATGCTTTGGGTAATAAACTTGATATCATTGCTACTGATTATTGGAAGAATGGGATAGACACTGACAAGATACCTAAAGACTTGTTAGAAGAATACCTTACACAAGATTTGCAGTTAACGCAAAAAGTGTATGAGAAACAGATGGAAGAATTTGCGGCTGGTACAAAACAAATGCAAAGACTTCTTAGTTTACATAACCAAGACTTATTAATATTAGAGGAGATGGAATACAATGGTCTTAAATTCAATGAAACAGAGTGTGTTAGGCTTGGGGAAGAAACTACAAAAGATATTGAACGGATTGATTCAATTCTTTACACTTACCATAACCTTCCTGAGTTTAATGCTAATAGCTCTGAACATATTAGTGCTCTTCTTTATGGGGGATCTATTAAAGTCAGACGTCAAGAAGTTATTGGTACTTTTAAAACAGGGACTAGAGCGGGCTTACCAAAAAGCCAATGGAAAGAATACATCATAGAGTTTGAACGTTTGGCTAATCCTCTTAAGGGTTCTGAACTAGAGAAAGAAGGATTCTTTTCTAATGATGAACAAACATTACGATCACTTAAAGGTAGCAAAAAAGCTAAAGAATTAATAGAACTTATCTTAGCTAGAGCTACACTAGAGAAACGATTGTCTTCATACTACGAAGGCTTAGTAGAACTACGCAAGACTATGAACTGGAAAGAAGGTACACTACACGGTGTTCTTAATCAATGTGTTGCTAAGACAGGAAGACTATCGTCTACTAAACCTAACTTACAGAACTTTGATGGAGAAATTAAACAATTATTTGGGAGTAGGTATGCTGTTACAAGCTGACGCTAAGGCACTAGAGTGGGTATGTGCAGCTTATCTATCGCAAGATGAAACTGCTATTAAGGAGATATGGGATGGAACAGACCAGCACACAGATAATCAGATTAGGTTTGGTTTACCTTCTCGTCTCATTGCTAAGACATTTGTTTTCCGACTCATCTATGGTGGCAGTGCTTATAGTTATGCTAATGATCCAAACTTTGCGGATACCAGTAAACAAGAAACATTCTGGCAGAACATCATTGATGAATTCTATAAGAAGTATAATGGTCTTGATACCTGGCACAAAGAAATTGTTGAGAAAGCTAAAAGAGATAGAAAGATAACTATGCCTACAGGGAGGGTATATCATTATGAACCAGAAATAAGATATGGTAAAGCTAAATGGCCCCGCACACGAATCCTTAACTATCCAGTGCAAGGACTCGGTGCTGATTTGATGGCTATAGCAAGAGTTAGTCTAGCTAATAGACTAAAGAAAGTAGAAGGAACTAAGTTAATAAACACTGTTCATGATTCGATTATAGTTGACTTTGATGAGAAACTATGCGATAATAATAGTATAGTTAAGTTAGTAGATGATTGTTTTACGGACATCCCTCTTAACTTTAAGAAGTTATTTGGGGTTGAATTTAATCTTCCTATGAGAGTCGAATGTCAAGTTGGACTCAATTGGGGTAACATGGAGATAGTAAATGCTAATTAATATTGTTGATGTTGGAACACCTAGTACTAAAGCTTCATCTAATGGTAGATCTTACCAAGAGATTGAGATAACTTACAAGACTGAAAATGGTCAAGTAGCTAATAAAAAACTTATGTCTTTTAGTAACCCATCGGTATTTAATCATATCAAAGGTTTAGCTAAAGGTGAGGTTGTTAATGTAACGACTGTTAAAAATGCCAAAGGGTTTTGGGATTGGACAGGTATTGGTAATGAAGGAGATGCACCAGTGGCTACACAAAGTAAACCAGCAACTGCGCAAGCAGGTGGTAGAGTAACAGGAAGTAACTATGAAACTAAAGAAGAAAGAGCTGCACGACAAGTGTTTATCATTCGTCAATCATCTCTATCAACTGCAGTAGAGTTACTAGGGCAAGGTAAATCTGTTGATGAAGTTATTGCAACAGCTAAACAATTCGAAGCTTATGTATTTAGTAAAGATCCAAACCCTACTAAAGAAGTAAACTTTGATGATTTAGAGGATGACATTCCTGTATAATTAAAACTATGCCTTACATAGATAAAGACAAACAAAGGGCTTATCAAAGGGCTTGGTTACATAACCGTAAACGAGCCTTTTATAAAGATAAATGTTGTGTTAAATGTGGGTCTAAAAAGCAATTAGAATTAGATCACATTAACCCAGCAGAAAAGGTTACCCATAGAGTTTGGTCTTGGACTGAAGCAAAACGTAGTATTGAAATAGCTAAGTGTCAAGTACTATGTAAAGCATGCCATCTAGAGAAAACTTTAGATGAACAAAAACAAAGGAAGTTAATTGAAAGCACTAATTGATGCTGATATAGTAGCGTATAGGGTTGCTTGTACGCTACAAGATGATGATGCTCAGGACTTTGCATACTCTAGGACAGAAGATCTAGTTGATCATATCTTAGTTAGTACCGAAGCTTCTGAGTATAATCTTTATTTAACGGGTAAAGATAACTTTAGGTATAGTATATACCCTGAGTATAAAGCCCACCGTCCTAAAGAAAAACCATTCTGGTTAGAACCTATTCGTCAATATCTTATTGCAACATTTAATGCAGAAGTTATTGATGGTATGGAAGCTGACGATGCACTTGGGTTAAATCAAACAGATGATACTATTATTTGTTCTATAGATAAAGATCTTCTTATGATTCCTGGTAAACATTTTAACTTTGTTAAGAATGAATTCTGTGAGGTTAATGAGTTTGAAGGACTTAAACACTTCTATAAGCAATGTCTTATGGGTGATAGGTCTGATAACATTAAAGGCATAGAAAAGATTGGTACTAAGAAAGCAGATAAAATCTTAGCTGAATGTGAAACAGAACAACATTTGTTTGACTCAGTTAGAAATGCTTATAGTAACGATGAAGAGTTTAAGATGAATGCTCAGGTTCTTTGGATTAGACAAAAAGGAAAGGAAAACTGGTTAGATGCTTATATCAAACTGTGTACAGAATAAAGACGGATCGTTAGACTTTGAGTTTCATGTAGACCCTAAAGAGGCAGCATTCTTAATGGACTATGCTATCAAAGAACTGGTGCGTAGAGGTGTCTTTGAAGTTGCAACAGATGCCGTTGAACAAGAGTTAGACTTATTTAAAGAAGAAGGTGGTCAAGTCAATTGATCATCTTAATCTGGGTAGCTCTAATGATTTTAATTTATGAAGGAGAGTAGCATGAGTAACGGAAACTCACCAGCATTCCCATGTCAAGATAACAAGAAACAAATTTATACTGGTATGAACCTTAGGGATTACATTGCAATGGAAGCATTACATGCAATGATTGATTCTCAATGGTCAGAAGACCCTAAAGAATTAGCTAAACAGGCTTATAAGGTCTCAAATGCAATGCTTGATGAACGTGTCAAGTATCCGTAATTACTACTATCATCACGTGGAGACCTAGCATGAAAAAACTATTGTTAGTTATTGGATTCTGCTTAAGTACAAATGTAATTGCTGAAGCTTATAAATATTTACATTACAGGTACAATCAAAATGTAATTATAACTATTTCAAACATTGATTGTGTTTTACCTGAACTTAAAAGTTTATACCCTTTAACTGCAGTAGCTACTAGAGTCGACGGTGAACGTCTTCTAGCATGTTATACTCATGAAGGTGATGAAATTGTAATACAATGGTACAAAGGTGATAAAAGCAGATTTCCTGCTAATGTCTTTCTTACTAATCCTAAGATAGATGATACTTATAAGAAAGAACCTACATTATAATGGAGTGGACTGATGGCAGAATCAAAGGTTTTATTACGTCCGTGTTGCGGGGTGGGTACAGACGTTGGCCTCCTAAGTATGAAACGCTCAAGGAAGCACAAACTGGAAAAAAAGTTAATGCACTTACTAAACGAATGGGTATGCACTACAAGTGCAAGTCTTGTAAAAACGAGTACCCTGCTAAACAAGTTCAAGTGGATCATATCAAACCAGTGGTTGATGTTAAGGTTGGGTTTACATCTTGGGATGAATTCATTGAAAGACTTTATTGTACCAAAGATAACTTGCAAGTGCTCTGTAAAGAATGCCACGACAAGAAAACTCTAAAAGAAAAAAAACAAAGGGCTAAGAAATGATAGAATCAGTACAGATATTTAAAGATAAAGGGTATGTACATTTAAAAAACTTCCTTGATAAGACTAATTGTAAACAGTTAGCTGATGAATTAAAACGTCTTGTTAAAGAAAACAAAACAGTTAAAGATGAACAATGTCCTTTGTCTGAAGCTATACATGGTACAGAAGTATTTGATAAACTACTACAAGATTTGACACCCCACTTTGAACAGGCTAGTGGTCTTAAACTATACCCTACATACTCATATGCTAGGTTGTATACCACACAAGGTGAAGAACTAAAGAATCACAGAGATCGTCCTGCTTGTGAAATTAGTGCTACACTTACCCTAGACTTTGAAGGTGATGTGTGGCCTATTTATGTAGGTGACAATGAAGATAAATCAAATCCTACTCAAATTAAAATGTCTATTGGTGATGCTGTTCTTTATAGAGGTTGTGATAAGTATCATTGGAGAGAACCTTATACAGAAGGTAAATGGCAAGCTCAAGTATTCTTACACTATGTAGATCAAAATGGTCCTCATGCTGAATGGAAGTATGACAAACGAGAGTCTTTAGGTTTAAGTAAAACACAAACACAAGGACTTGATGTATGCTATGTTATGCAAAAAGCAGTATCAGATGCTTTTTGTAATAAACTTATTGAAGAATATTCTAAACCTGAAGTTGAAAAAGAACAACCGTTTATTGGTCAAGGTAGAGATTTAGAAAAGAATATTGACCTTAATATTAGAAACGTATTAAGACTACCATTACCAATGAATCAAGGTATAGGTGCAACATTAACTTCTTGTGCTTTAAACTTAAACCATCAATTTTGGAAATATAATGTAACACACTCTAATCAAACAGAGTTCCTTATGTATGATGTAAATGGTAAATATGAAGCACATGTAGATACATTCCATGGCCATTCAGATGAAACAAGAAAGCTTACAGCATTAGCTATTCTTAACGATGACTTTGAAGGTGGTAAGTTTTATCTTATGAATAGTCATGAAAAGATTTACCCTCCACAAGAGAAAGGTGATATAATAGTATTCCCTTCTTTTATAGTACATGGTGTAGAGCCAGTAACAAAGGGTATAAGATATACTGTAGTAACATGGATGGTTGGTCCATACTTTAAATAGGAGATAGTATGAGTAAGATTTTATTATTAGATATTGAAATGGCACCAAACGTAGCCCATGTATGGGGTATTTGGGATCAGAACATTGGTATCAATCAGTTACAAGAAAGCTCATACGTCATGTGCTATGCAGCTAAGTGGCTTGGTAGTAAAGAGATGATGTTCCAATCTGTAAAGAAGTCTGGTGAAAAGAAAATGCTAGAAGGCATACACAAACTTCTTGATGAAGCCGATGCTGTTATTCATTACAACGGTAAACGTTTTGATATCCCTTCTCTGAATAAAGAGTTCTTATTGAATGGTATGTTCCCACCAGCACCCTTTAAAGAGATAGACTTATTAACTGTAGCTAGAGGTAGGTTTAGATTTGTATCTAACAAACTAGACTACGTAGCACAGCAACTAGGACTAGGTAAGAAGACTGCACACAGTGGTCATGAACTATGGGTACAGTGTATGGCAGGTATTCCTAAAGCTTGGAAGACTATGGAAGAGTATAACAAGAACGATGTTATCCTTCTAGAGAAAGTCTATGAACGTTTTAAACCTTGGATTAAGAATCACCTTAACCGTAACCTTATTGAAAACAATGGACTATGTTGTCCTACATGTACCTCTAAGAGTTTCCAGAAACGTGGTTATAACATAACCTCTACTGGTAAATACCAACGATACCAATGTCGTACGTGTGGTAACTGGTTTAAAGATGGTACTAACCTTAAAGAAAAAGGTTCTATAAAGCTTGTTAATATCTAAAAAGGATGGTATAATAATAGTATGAGTAAATTTCCAGAACTAAAGAAAGCTATAACTAAACAAGTAGCAGGTACACATTACACTAAGTATGTAATACAACCTGTTGAGTTTATTACTAAAAATGATATTCCTTATATTGAGGGTAACATTATTAAATATATTTGTAGATGGCGTGATAAAGGTGGAGTGGAAGACTTAGATAAGATTATCCACTATATAGAACTATTAAAAGAATTAAAAACATAATATGCAACTAACTTTAGAAGAGTTAAAAGAACGACTTGCGGATAGACTGGATGAGATAACTCTTCTAGAATTATTAAACATTACTTCTTACGATTTGGTAGAACGTTTTTCAGATCTAATAGAAGATAACTACGATAAACTTCAGAAAGAAATTAACGATGACTACGAAACTGACGAACTACAGTAAGTTCATACATAAGTCTCGATACGCTAGATACATTGAGGCTGAACAAAGACGTGAATCTTGGGAAGAAACTGTTGATAGACTTATGTTATATCTACATGCTAAGACTCATCCTACCTTAGTTGGTAGAACTAAAGATATATGGGAACCCTTAAGAGAAGCTATTGTAAACTTAGAGGTTATGCCATCTATGCGTTTATTAATGACCGCAGGTGAGGCAGTTGAACGTGATAACATTGCAGCTTATAATTGTTCCTACCTTGCTATTAATAACAAGAGAGCTTTCTCTGAAGCTCTTTACATTCTAATGAATGGTACAGGTGTAGGGTTCTCTTGTGAACGTCAAGAGATTGATAAACTACCACCATTACCTAATACCTTTAAGGAGGTTGATGATGTCATATCAGTTGGGGACTCAAAACTTGGGTGGGCTAAAGCTTTTAAAAAGCTCTTGTCCTCATTGTGGGAAGGAGATATCCCTAAAGTTGACTATAGCAAAGTTAGACCAGCTGGATCAAGACTTAAAACATTTGGAGGGAGAGCTAGTGGCCCTGACCCATTGCGGAAGTTGTTTAAGTTCACGGTGGATACTTGCAAAGGATCTGCAGGAAGAAAATTAAATAGCTTAGAAGTACATGACATCTTATGTATGATTGGTGAGATTGTAGTAGTTGGTGGTGTTAGACGATCAGCTCTTATCTCACTTTCTAATCTTACAGACAAACGTATGAGAGATGCTAAAACAGGAGCATGGTATAATGATTATCCATATAGAGGACTTGCCAACAACTCAGTTGCATACACTGAGAAACCCGATAGTGAAACTTTCATGGAAGAGTGGGTCAGTTTGGTTAAATCCAAGTCAGGTGAGCGAGGAGTATTTAATCGTGTTGCTTCTCAAAATCAAGCAGCAAAGTGGGGACGACGAGATCCAACTCTCAGCTACGGAACCAATCCATGTTCAGAGATTATCCTCCGTGATAAACAGTTCTGCAATCTTACGGAAGTGGTTGTACGGGAAAAGGATACCAGAGATTCTTTACTTAGAAAAGTTAAGTTAGCTACAATCTTAGGTACTATTCAGTCGACACTCATAGACTTCCAATTCTTATCAGAAGAATGGAAAAAGAATACTGAAGAAGAGCGTTTATTAGGAGTATCATTAACAGGTATTATGGATTGTAAAGTAACTAACAATCCTGATCCATTATTATTAGAGGAACTACGTGATGCAGCGAGAGAAACAAATAAACAACTTTCTAAAGAATTGGGTATTCCTCCTTCTGCTTCTATCACTTGTGTTAAACCCTCAGGTACCGTATCCCAGTTGGTGGATAGTGCTAGTGGCATTCATGCTAGACACAATGCTCATTACATACGAAGGGTACGAATTGATAAAAAGGATCCTGTATACTCGTTCCTCAAGGAAAAAGGTTTCCCAGTGGAAGACGAAGTATTCCGTCCTGACTCGACGGCTGTATTCAGCTTTCCGATGAAAGCTCCTAAAGGTGCTATAACCCGTAATGACATGACTGCCATAGAACAACTTAACCTATGGTTAGTCTATCAACGTCATTGGTGTGAGCACAAACCCTCTGTAACTATTACAGTAACAGACAATGAATGGCCTGAAGTAGGAGCATGGGTATGGAAATACTTTGATGAGGTTAGTGGTATTAGCTTCCTTCCACATTCAAATCATACATATCAACAAGCACCATATGAAGACATTACAGAAGAACAATACAAAGAATTAGCATCCAAGATGCCTGGTGATATTAACTGGGAAGAACTCATTGAGAGGGATGATAATACCGAAGGATCCCAGACACTTGCGTGTACTGGTGGAAGTTGTGAGATAGCATAATGGAAGTATCAATTAAACCTATATGCGGTGTATCACTTGGTTTTGAGATAGTTGAAACTAAATACATGCCTGAGTTAGATGACGATGGTACTTACTTAGTCTTAGAACTTCTCATATTTAGAGTAGTAATTTCATTAACATAAGGAGATAGTATGAGTTATGATGGCGTGCAAATAAACAAAGTATCAAATGGTTACATCGTGAATGCAACCAAGATTGATATCCTGACCAAAACACAGGATAACAAGATTGCAATCTTTGCAACCTTTGATGAAGCTCTAGCCTTTCTGAAGGGCTAATTGTAGTAGGGGGAGTGCAATGCTCCCCTTTTTTTATTCTATTGTAAGTTCTATATCTTTTTCTAATTCCATCTTAGCAAACTCAAACCTTTTAACTAATAATTTCATTAAGTTGCCTGTGTTTGTGCTGTTAATACACCATTAGTAAATGTCATACTACCATCAGTACCACCTGATGTTAGTTTCGCTGTTGTAATTGTAACATTAAGACCTGTATCTAAAGAATTATATTGACTAGCATCTAAATGAAAATATTCAAGACCACTAGTAGCCCCACCTTGTAGTCCTTGTAAATCATTGTGTCTTCTATTAACAATATTTGTTATGTTAGATCCATCAAATACAATGTTACCCCAAGTAACAATACCACCAGTGTTTACTGTTTGACCTATACGGAAAAACCAATCACGCCATTCATGAGTGTCGCTTACTGGTTGATTAGGAATAGGGGGTTGTAAATAAGCCATTAGAAACCTCTAAGTTGTCTTTCAAGTTGTCGTCTAAGCGAATCTTTAGCTGCCTCACGTTTACGTTTCTCAGTAGAAACATACTGAGCTGCTGTTGGAGATTCAATATCAATCTGACGAGCAGCCATGGCATCAAAGCCTTCACCTGACCTATCACTTTGAGCACGTAGTGTTTGGCTAGCCATAGGCAATTGCATACCAACATAACGAGTAAGATCAGATGCTAGTGTTACAGGATCACTTTGTGGGTTATAAATAGCTTGACCATTGTACCAGTTAGTATTCATACCAAGTTGTACTAGTCCACTTAATGCTGGGTTAAATGTAAACACAGAGTTCATAGCTGCGGCAGGGGACTTAGCACCTGCTACTACATCTTCCATAGCATGTATTAAATGGTAAGGACCAGCACGTCTATACTTAGCCTTGTCATTATCAGTTAATGATTTAGCCATCATGTCCATTAAAGGGTACATAACTGCTAGAGCAACAGCTACAGCTGCTGCAGAGTCTACACCTTGTTTAAATTCTTTTACGCCCTCAGCACCTTTTCTAATAGCACCAACCTCACGAACCATGTTGACTAAAGATTTAACCATACCATAGTGGTATCGACTAAACACTGAGATGTTAGGGTTTTGCATGACGTAACTTAAACCTCTACCTAAGTTTTCACCTACAACTTTTTCACCTACTATTGATGGAAGTCTATAATTAGGCATGTGTTTCTCTGCATAAACAATAGCTTCAGGATGAGATACCCCTTTAGTAGCCATAATCTCTCTAAGATATTGCATGTACATAATATCACGAGTAATCCACATGGCTCTGTTAGATTGTTTAGAGATACCATTGTATAGTTGTTTAAAAGATACACCTACATCATTAGCTAGTTCTTTAAACTCACCAGTCTTAGAGAATTCATTTAAACCTTTACCAAACAAAGCTTCTTGGAAAGCAGTAGCTCTTGTACCAGGTGATAATAAAGAACCACCAAGTCTAATAGTTTCTTCATAGAAATGTGATAAGTTAACTACATCATTAATAGCTTCTTTACCAGTTTTTTGGAATCTTGCAATACCACCAGGAGTTACCCAACCAGTTAAACCACGGGCATTATACAAGTGGAATGCTTCGTTTAACATGTGAGCTATAGGGTTAATCATCATGTTCTTAACAATGATGTTAGTTAAATTAGTTAATACTGTAGGATCCCATACTCTAGCAAAGTCATTAATAATATGAGCTACACGTGTAGGGAACATGTAACCAGCCAATGCTGGATACTTCTGTACATTCTTAGGTACCATGTAACCTTCAGGTACTTCTTGTAGTTTACCATCTGCATGAGTAGGTAACGCTATATCTTTCATCATAGGAGATGCCATAAGTTCTTTAAGGAATACATCTTGACGTACTTCCTCACGAACTTCTTTCATCTTATCAAGTAATACAGCTAAAGAATTTCTATTGTAAGTTACAGGTGAATGCTTTTCAATCTCTTCAATAGAACCTTGAGCTAGTTTACCATTAAGAAAGTTATCACCTTCCCGTAACATTTCAAACCGTGGCGGCATTTTACCTATTGAAATAGCTTTTTGATTATCCCACTTAAATATTCTACCATCTTTAGCTATTTGAACTACTTCACGAGAACCATTTTTACCTTCAACAACCCAGAATGAACGAGTCTTAGAAGCACTAGATAGTTTACCTAAGTCAGGGTCAAAGCCCCCTTCTAATTTACCACCTAGTTCTGCAAAAGTATTCTTAATCTTACCAAAGAAGTTTGGATCTTCAATAGTACCATTTTCTTGCATAGTTTTAATTTGTTCACGAGTGAGTGGGTTCATCTTTCTGCTAAAGAATAATTTACCATCTCTCATTTCACCAAGTTGATTTGCTAGCTCAGGATTAATAGTTTTAAGATACTCATAACCTTTAGTAAGTTCACCAATTAAAGGTGCATAATATTTATCAAAGACTACCTGCTCAGCAGTACTTAAAGGCCTAGGATTAACACCTTCTAAATGCATTCTAATATTGTTTTGCATCTCAGGAGCTAATTTATCATTTGTAATAGCTAATTCATAAATCTTAGCAGCTCTAATCTCATCAACCATTCTAGCATTAGCTGACATAAAAGCAGCATCTGCTAATTCTTTTTCATTAGTTGGCATAGGAGGTAGTCCTAAACTATCCATATTATAGAATGGATTAATAGCTGCTTGTTCCATAGCAGTATCGTTTAGGTAACTGTTGTAAGCTTTATCTAAATTAGGTACTTCACTTTCTTTAGCAATAGATTTATAGGCTTCTAATGTAGGTTCAGCATTTTTATAGTTTTCAGTAAGAAGTTTTCTCATTTCTTCTACTGTAGATCTATCTTTAGAATATTCTTCAAGCTTAGCTTCATCATTTAAAAGTTCTAAACGTTTAGCTTGGTCTTGTTCTAATTGAGTTATTCTAGCTTGAACATGACGATCACTTAAACCTTTTGTTTCCATTTCAACTTTAATTCTATCAACCTCAGCTTGAACTTCAGGAGTATTAATAGTGGCAGGTTCTTCACCTTCCATACCCATCATTTTAGTTTTAAATACATCTTTAGGTTCTTGATGCTCAGTCTTAACCCTTTGAATCTTAAAGTCTAAGTAAGATTGAAAGTCTTTAAATGCATTTTCAGGTAAGTTGTATAGTTTAGTCCATTCTTTATTAGCAAACTCACTAGCTAAACCATCATAGTTTACTTCAATGGTTGGTTTGTTTTCAGTAGCTACAGTTTGACGTTTAGTTTTAAGAGCTTCAATAACATCATTTGGAGTAGTATTAGCTTCAACTTTAATTCCATTTTGTCTAGCCACCCTTCTTAAGTTATTAGTCATGAATGATGGAACACCACCTTCATTAACAGATTTTAATAAATCATCACCTTCTCTTGTTAGATTAGATTTAGTCTCAGTTTTAACTTCATGTACTCTAACAGTGTCTTGCTTAGTATTACGAGTTTGTTGATGTGTATCTACTTCAGCTTCGGGAACACCATGACGAGTAGAATAGTCAATCTTAGACTCTTTACGTAAGTCTACAATTGGAATAGAATCTACTTGTTTAGGTACAAAGAATTCAGAACCTTTAATTCTACTAATAATATCTTCTACTTTTTCACTTGTTTTAAAGTTTACATTTTCAAATGATACGGCTTTACCAAGACGAGTCTTGTCGCCACTTACTAATGGCATCATCATACCACTAATTAAAATACGTGATGGATCAAACTCACCTGTAACTAGTTGTGAGACTCCTTCAATACCTGCACCAAAACCAGCTTGTACTAAAGGTTCTGTATAAGTTTTTAATGCTTTAACTTTAGAGTAATCACCTGTTTTAGCTAAATCATAGGCTGATCCTATTTCTTTACGAGCTGCTGTAGATAAACCAAACCCACCATATAAACCAAAGGGTAAGAAACCACCTACCATAGCTGCTGTAGGGTGTTGTGCTTCACCTTGTTCTAGAGTTTTGTTAATAGACTCTGGAAGTAAATTCTTTTGAGCAGCACTACCACCAGCGTGGCCTGCTACAAAGGTACCAATACGTGCCCCAAGGTTAACTAGTAAAGGTACTAATGCTAGAGAAGCACCGCCAGTCTCAGGTGCTAGGGCAGCACCAACAATCTCTGATAGTCCAAAACCAATACCTGTAGGAATAACTTCTTTTAAAGCTGTCTGACCTAGTACTCGTAGAGCACCTTGTTCTTTTACTGGTTCTGCCAGAGGTGCCTGAGTTATAGGTGCACTTTGAGGTGTTTGCTCAGGAATAGAAGACATATGTTGATAATATTGTTTAGCTAAATCTTTTTGATTTACAGCAATTAAACCTTGTACAATTTGATCATTAAACTCTTTTGGAGGAATAATTTGATTATCAAATAGTTTATTTATATTATTATAATAATCTTTTGCTAAACCTTGTTGTTTATTTTGTACTAATGCTTTAACAACTTGATCATTAAACTCTCTATTAAAAGGTGTTTGATTTACAGGAGCAGGGGCTGCTTGCTGTGGTTGGTTAAACCTAAACTTAGTAGGATCATAACCAAACTGTTGAGCAGTAGATTTTGGTACTTGAGCATTAGTTGTAGTATCTGTAAGGGGTGCAGGAGCATCACTAGCTACATTAGTAGGAGTATTAGCTGCTACTTGTATAGGTGGTGTGTTAGTAAAAGTAGATTGGTCTACAGATTCAGGTGTTGTTTGAGCAATTTGAGTAGGAGCTACTTGAGCTGTTTTAATAGGTGCTACTGGTGTAGTAGCTTGAGGTGGTTGCTCTTGTGGAGCACCAGCAAAGTTCTGTAATGAATTAGTCTCAGTAGAAGTACTAAATGCTAGTTGGTTTTGAAATCTACGGTTTTGAATACCTTGATTATGTTTACCATCAACTGTGTTATACTCAAGCATTTTCTGAGCAATTTCATCATTAGATCTTTTACCATAATCAGTTAACTTTAAAAAGTTAGATTGTTTTGTATTAAAATGAAAGTCAACTAAACTATTAACTTGAGAATCATTCCAATCATAACCTTTTGCTTCAGCAAAGTTACGTACAAACTTTTCACGAGTGTCAATCTCTTTAAGTAAACGTTGTTCTGCTACCTTCTTAGATATAACTTCATCAGGACCAGAAGCTTTAGTACCATAACCTATAGTATAATGATCAGTATCCCAATAAGCTTTAGAACTAAATGATTCCCTATCTTTAATAAACTCAATAAGTTTATCTTTAGTAAAAGACTCACCTTCTTTAAGAAAAGGGGACTCAGTTAACGTAGTTACTGTTGCCATTATTTAGTTTCTAGTTCTTTGTTTTGTTTTTTAAGTTCTTCAATTTGATCTAGAATAGCTTGATTATCAACACCTGCTACTTTACCCCAGAAAGCTTTAGTTTTATTCCAATCTTTGTCATACTGAGCTTTTACAATCTTAGATACTTCTTGATCAGTAATTATTTGTCTTTGTGCAGCAGTAGTAGCTAAGGATTTTTTACTAGTTAAACGTTCAGCTAATGTTTTAATTGTATTATTATTTTGTTCAATTTGACTAGATGCTTTTTTATTAGCAGTTTGATCTGTTTTTATTTGAGCTGGAGTTTTAACTACAGATTCAGGTCTTGGGTAACCACCAGCAGTATCAGTTAGTGGTTTAGCTCCAACAGCTGCAAGTGAATCATCACTAAATCTAGTATTCACTGGTTGTACATTAGCAGGTGCATTAACTGCAGTAGGAGCTGCCCCTGGTTGAACGTTAGCTGTTCTAGGTTGTGTACTAATTGTAGATAAAACACTACCTGGAGTAGCAACCGCAATGTTAGGCATTGGAACATTTAATGCTTTAGCAGTTTTTTCAAGAAGTTTTAAGTTATCTTCGTAAACAGGTTTTAAAGCCTCTCTATCTTTTTCACTTATTGTAGAGTTTATATCATTAATATATTTATTTTGTAATTTAACTAATTCAACTGTACGAGTAAAGGATGAAGTAAATTGTTCACGATTATCTTTATTTATAGCTAAACCAGTAGCAATTTTATCAAGAGTTAACTTTTCTTGTTTAAAAGCAAACTCTGCAGTATCAAATATAGCTTTTTGAGCTGCAGCACTTTGTTTAATACCAAGGTCAGCTTTTTCAGATGTAAGTAAAGCATTTTTTGCAAATTGTTCTACAGTCTTCATGTTTTCCCTAGGGTCTAAACTAAAGGGTACTCTACCCTTATAACCAATATTTTCTGTAAGATTATTTGCCCAATCAGAATAAATCTTATTAACGTCAGCACCTGGTTGTTGCATTGATTCTAATGCATTATTAGCTGTATCACCTCCCAGTTTAGTCATAGCAGCAACAGTTGTAAACTTTGAATGATCAGCTTGTGCTAATGTAAGTTCTGTGCTAGCAACCTTACCTTGATATTCTAAGGCTGCCCTAGCATTACCACTTTGTTGAAGTTTTCTTACAACTCTCATATTATAATCATAAGCTTCTCTAGCCTTATCAGCAACAGTAATTTGTTCATTTAAAGTATCTAATGGTTTAGGTTTAGCTTCCTCTTGAGGTGTTACTTCTGGTTTAACTTGAGCTAAGTCTAA